CCCCCCCCGGGGGTCTAAAGTTTTATTCATCTTCATCTTCATTAAGAAACTCAAGATCTTCTTCATAATCTTCAGGTTTTGGAACTAATTTAATGTTTCCGAAGATGTTTTGCTCTAGTATCGAAGACACTGCTACCGACCAGGCATGTTCGTAGTCTTCAATTGAACTTTCATTCAACATTGGCATGAGTGATGCGATGTAAGACTCAAGGTTGTAACCATGATCGATGTCCCAACGTCGCCATTGCTCGTACTCTGTCCAAGGACTGAATGGATTGTCTTCTGTTGTTAGCATGAGCTTCTCTCCTTTCTATGTTGTACTGTAGTGATAGTGACAACATGATGTATCATACATAGTAGTGGTAGACCCACATACTTCTATTCAGCTTTGATCTTACCAATAGTAGAACTACTTACACCTAAAGCTTCTGCTACCTGACTAATAGTATAGCCATTAGCAAGCAGGGCCTTAGCTTTACTTTTACGAGCTTCAGTCATCTGTTTGTTAGCTCTTGGTGTAGCAAGGGACTTAAGCTGGCTATCATCCATAAAGGATACCAGTTCTTTCAGTAGAGTACCCGATACAGCATTAGATTGTACTGCATCCCACTCGTCATCTGTAATAGTGACGGGGGTTCTTTCAGCCCCTACCATTGACCTTGCTTTGTTCAAAGCTTGTTGCTTGATACGAGAGATCTCATCCTTCTTCAGAACTTCATCCTCTGATCTACGAGCAATCTCTGCCTTACTAGATACCTCAGCCATACGCTGGGCTTGACGTTCCTTGATACGGTTAATCTTTACTTGGTTGACCTTATCTTTCATAGACAGTACTTCTTCCGCATAGATCTTAGCCGCTTTAGGATCACGGGCTGGCATCTTGATACCACTCATTTCTGAGTCGACCTTATTCTTAAAGGCCTTGAGTTCATTGATGTAGTCCGCGTAATGGTGCTCCGTCTTAGTTGCGTTAGGCCCAAGGAATACATTAGCATCCTTCACCATGTTGACTAAATAGGTCTCCTTCTTATTACGCCATACCATCTTAGTACCACCCGACTTAGATTTAGGGTCGGGTACTTCTACTTGATACCCGTCAGTAATAACGGATTGTTTATGGCGGGATATAATTGTGGAGGCGGAGGTATATTCTTTACCCGGCGTCAAATCTTTTTTCAACTTATCCGGGTCGATTACTTTATCTACCCTACGAGTCTTAGGATTATATCGCTCGAGGTCGCCATACTTAACCTTATCAACGTGGGTCATATACCGTTTCATTAATGCGTCGATACCATTCTCTTCAGCAGAGCGCTTATAATTAAGCTTATGTTTCTCAGCATCAATAACAACCATTGAATGTTTTACAGCACGCGCAATCTCATTTGATGGTGCGCCTTGTAATGTCATATCAGTAATGAGGTTTGATACAACACCCATGAGTGTTTGTTGATAACGTTTTGTAATTGGTGTAAATGTACCAGGCTTATCTGCATACATATTAGGGTCGAAGTTCTTAAGTTCTTTAAGACTATCCCGACTCTTGAATTTCCCTTTATTATTAGGGATAACATATGCAGTATCGCCATCGAAGTCAGCCCCAGACATTTTAGAAGCGACCTTCGGATGGATACCGATAGCATCAGGACTGTCCTTAGAAATCATCTTACGAGCTACACTATTATTATTTACAGTAAGCTCAGGGATTTCAAAGCGTCCACCATGAGGATAACGAATAAGGACAACCTTCTCACCATTCTTATAATTAGGAGCATATACTTCATTCTCCTTCATATCAGGTACTGGTAAGATAACGTGGCCTTGGAAACCTTTAGGTGCGGCAGCCTTCATATGAACCTGCTTAGACTCAAGGTCAGATACAAACGACTCCATCAACTGTTTCTTGATAACAGGGTTAGTAACTTTCTGAATACTTTCATACTCGTCTTGTACCTGCTTCATAGTTGCTTTAAGACGTTCATGTACCACGGTTGTAGGCTGTTTAGAAAGGAACTGAGCAGATAAAGCTTTAGACCAACTACCCCAATCACCTTCCTCATTTACGATATTAACCGAACCAATTTGAGGAACCTTATTTCCAAACCGGTCTTTAACTCCAGGTTTATAAACAGGATTACCCTTAGCGTCTACAAGCGTATTCTGGCGCTTTACAGTGGCTCCAAACGGGTTTGGGCCATCGATAGGGGCACCACCTTCAGGATTCTTCTTAAGCTCTTTAAGGACTTCCTGAGGCGTCTTATTGGCTGTCTTATTGGTATTAAAGATAATATCGGTTCCTTTAGGAATTCCTTTGAACATTTCCTCAGTACCATATAAAGCCATACCCTTAAGATAATGAGTATCGCCTACAGCAATACGAACCTGAGCATATGACGCTTTACCAAGATTTAAATCTTTAACGCCAGGACGTAAGAACATTGCTCCGTCCATCATAGCTCCGTCGTCATTTGTCCCATGACCCTTCTGACCTTCAGGAATAGCGTATCGAATATGTACTCTATCCCATCCAATAGACTTAGGACGCTCCATTTGTTGGAACATACGGGCGTCGCCATTGATTGCGAACTCTTCAACAGGGCGAACTTTATCCATATTCTTATAGATTTCGCTCCGTTCAACCCCTTTTTTGGTCAAAACCTTAACTGGTGTCGAATTATTCTTGTCTGTAACCTGCGCAATACGTAGATTATGTACTTCATATTCGCCAGATTCGACCAAAGCATTGAGTCCAGACTTGAGTTTTTCCTTGGAGATACCCATCTGAATCTCTACACCCTTGCCGACATCGATGTATTTTGACCGTTTTACAGCATCTTTTAGAGTGTCTGCGACCGCTTCAGTCTGCACTCTTTGTGCTCTAGCTGACTTATTTGGGTTCTTAATTTCATCCAAATAGTTACGAACAGTCTGTCCAGTAGTCCCAATTGTCTTGGCAATATCGTCAATAATCATACCTTCGGACTGCAATTTTGAAATCCGTTGCATGTTATATTGCTTCAATTCTTCCTTGGCAATCGTTACTTTTGAACGATAAACTGTCGTTGAAAGACCCATTTGTTTTGCAATTTCATTGTCCGATAAACCGCGTTTTTTCATCTCATCACGGTCTTCAATGAACTTATAATTCTTCGGCAAATGCAAAGATGGGTCCCAAGGATAACGTCCAGACTTACGTTTTACCCCATAATGTTTGAGGATAATTTCTCGTCCGACATCCGAAAGTTGACTCAAATCATTAACGATTTCATCTTCATTTCCGAAGACATTTCCGAAATCCAATGCGTAATCCTCCTCAAAAATCTTAAAAATACCCAAATCACTAGCATGTCGTATAAGGCCATATAAGGCCCGTCACAGCATTTTAGCCCAAAGATGAACTATTTACCGGACAATAACGTAAAACGCGATACAGGGCGAATATGGGCCTCTGAGGGCTATTACAGCGCCTCTAACTTCCCAAAACTGAGAAAAACCCATAAAAACTATAAAAATACATACCGAAATGATATATAAGCTTGAAACCACCTAGGTCTAGTATATGCGAGAAAGTACAAACTTCACCAACACTTGATTGGGTAAATTGGCTGTAGCGAGACCATCGGAACATCATACCCGCTACCCATTTACATCATGTTTATGAAACACACTTTTATCACGAACATGTAGCTTGCTGCTAGTACCACATGTCTAACCAAAATTAAAAATAGGAGATTAACCATAGCCGGGGAAAAATAAGAACACCCAGCCGGAACACTTTTGAGGTGATGTTGCAGGAAATGACAGAAACTGCAACTTTTATTATGAGCAAATAATTCAGAAAGGGAACATTTGTAAGGAGGTTTAACAATGCCTATGTTATGACGCTTACCCAAACAAGTAAAAACTTTACTCACACTCACCCAGACCTAAGCGGTTTGAAGCTTATATATCAAATCGTACCTCACAATCCCAAAATCACAAGAATACTAAAATAAATATGTATTTTTACTAAAAACTAACAAAAATAACCAAAATCGCACAATTTGTCCAAAAACATAGATTTTCCTATAATATTAGACTTTTGTGCCACTTTTTCCCAAAATCCCCAAAATCCCACGGTTTTTTCAGAAACTTTTTATATATATTGATTAAAAATACTTGTTTATTATACCATTTTTTATACTTTTAAGATTATAGTTCCCGTACGCGCGAGACTATTAAAAATAATATAAATATATATAATAAAACAACATAATACCATACAACCCTATAAACCCTATAAAAGTCATATAAAATCTAATTAATATATTTAAAACTTTTCTGAAAAAACCGTGGGATTTTGGGGAAAACTATAAAATTATAGCAAAAATACCCCAAAAACAGGCCAAAATGACCCCTTTTTGCTCAATTTGCCCCTGACAGCTCTCACCCATTTTCCCCAAGTTCAATCTGGGGATTTAACAATTTTTCTGGGGAAAACCGTGGGAAAACACCAATTTCCCCAACTTTACCAGAGTTTTGAGCCACGTTTTGAGCCACTTTTTCGACGTCTGAAAACATCTAAAAATCACGCCAAAAACTAGTCCAAAATACTATAACATTATAGCAAAAATAGGCCTAAAAAAGTGGCTCAAAACGTGGCTCAAAATACCCCCTGATTTGGGGAAATGGCCCAAAAACAGCACTTTTCCCCAACTTTTTTGGCAAATCCCCAAGTTCGATTTGGGGAAAATTGGGGAAAATCCGGGGTTTTGAGCCACTTTTTGTCAGGGGCAAATTAGCCGAAAACGACAAATGTAGAATGAAAATCGACCAAAAATAGCTAATTTTTCCTATAATATCAGACCGATTCAAGCTCTACCAGAACTTAAATGGCTTGATTTCGGCCTCTTTTTCCTCTAATATTTTACTCATTTGCTTAATGTGGGACATAATCCAAGCAATATTACCAGGATTTTCACCCTCAATTCGAGCTTTATCCTTGATAGTTACCTGTTCTTGGTAACCATTTCCTTGATAAAGGCGCTGAATTATGGTAATTTTCTTAGGATTTACCCCGTATTCCAAGCAAAATAGAGCGGCATAGATGTCTAATTGCTTGAATGATGGCTTAGATACACCTGTTTTAAGGTCGTAAATACGCAATTCAAGCTGGTCTGAGTCCCATTTAATACCGTCTGCAGTACCAAAACAATGGTCAGAGTAGTATAATAGTACCTCAGATGACATGCCATCCCTAATACAATCGTTGACAAATAAATTAAGAGCCTTCTTTTTAGGCGCTAATTCCGTTTTAGACTTGATTAATTGCGATGCCATTTCATGCAAGGCTGTCCCACGAGCAACGTTTTGTTTATTCTCATAGGATTTAGCCATCTTTTCAGCATCATAACCAAGCCAAGAGTAACCTGACGGGGATAAGAATGCATGTTTCCCAGCCAAGTTCCAGTGTGGTATCCAATCCATTATGACTCCTTTAGGATTCTTTCAGAAATAAATTGAAGTCTAGCCCGAAATAATCACACATCTCGTAAATAACGTCGTGTTCATTCTCAGGATAAATGAACGATGCAAATGATTCTCGACCAAACTTCTCAATATAATGAGCTTGATTAGGACGTTTAGTGGCATCAGCAGACCTCTTAACCTCCAGTAGAGCGTATCTAGAGCCGCATAGCACGATTAAATCAGGTATCCCTTGTACCATACCAGGGTCTGTCTTAGTCGCTAATATACGCCCTCTATAGGCCTTACGGAGCCTCTTAAGAAGGCTTGCTTGATATGTAGACTCAAGTTTCGATGCCATATAACCAATCCTTTTCTAATTTCTCCATATAATCGTCATAGGGTACAAACCCTTGTTTCTTCGCCCATGCAGCTTCAGTAAACCGTTTCTTATCTTTAACAGCCTTGAGAATATCCTTGTCAACTTTGGCTAGTGACGTAAGATATATATAGTACAAGTCCTTAAACGGTGTGTTAGAACGGTCTATTCGTCCTTCCGCCTGTTCCATTTTACGATAAGAGTAATTAACAGAGTAGAATAGAGTATTGTCAGTAGTAATACAATTCCATCCCTCGGCTCCTGCTGTGTATTGTACAAGATATACCCAAGAGTCTTCTTGAGGAATGTGCTCATGTTTATTACCATTCCATTCTTTATATAGTAGATTATTACGTTCGCAGATATCCCTAAGTATCTCTAACTCATAATTGAAGTTATAGAATACAATAGTTTTATCATGCTCAGTAATATACTTCTCAGCCAATCTAATTCTGTCTGGGGAAGTGTTGACGATACGCCGAACTAACTGAGTATACTCGGCAATGTTTAAAATAGGTTCATCAGTAAACGGGTTCCATCTAGTATCAGCCAAGTCTTTCAACATGACAGCATCGTATTCAGCATAAAGGTAGTCCCTATGACGACTAGTATTCCTATCGTCTTCCATAGGTACAACAATTTGGTTACGGTATTTCTCGAGAACCGCGGTACCAATATACTTCTTAACCTTAGGGAATTTAACATAAGGATCCCAAACGACGTGACGAGATGTAAAATCCGTTTTGTTCCGATAGAACTTATTAGCTATGAATATTGTCATATAATCCATCCAGACATCGCCTGGTGTGGCAGATAACAGTATCCATTTATTATTCTTCCAACATGTGCGAATGAAGGCCTTACCCCATTTACCATAACCAACAACCCTCTGTTCGTCGAATATGAAGACTGAGTCAGTGATATGCTCATATTTATGAATATTCTGCCAAGAGTCTACTATATAATTAGTAATACCGCAGGCTTCCAGAGAGCTTTGCCAATCGGGTTTATTCTTACCTAACTCGATAAGGTCGCGCTTCATGGCGGTGGTTATAACAATAAGAGGCTTGTCTTTCGTAAAAAAAGAAGCTCCGTATTGGGAGGCGGCCCAGAATATAGACGTAAATGTCTTACCTGAGCCAACACCTCCCATTAATATAGAGCCGTTCTTTAATTTCCCGCACGCTTCAAATTGCTTGGGTTTTAGTTTGATACTACCCAGTTTATGGGGTATCATGATTAAATGAATTCAATATCCTGCTCGAACTTATCCTTAGCTGGAGCCAGAGCTGGGTCGATATCGTCAATGTAGACGTAGAGCTTATTCACATAAGCCTTGATACCAGTACGACCAGCAGCAGACCAGTTGTACGGATTGATGATTACGTTAGCAAGAGCGCCAGCTGTAACTTCGTCAAGCATAGCAAGTTGGTTAGTATCTGCATTATTAAGGATTGTTCCTTTACCTTGGTTTACCAGAACTAGCTTAATCCATGGCTGAGTATCAGGGCCATTAGACAGAGTAGCAGGTAAATAAGCAGGACGATTTGGTTTGTCTTCTGATGGGAACTTAACATTAAGTCCTTGAGCGGCAAGTTCCTCGGCAAGTGCAGGATCCAAGGCGATACCGAATTCACGTGAACCTTTAGTATTGTACTCAGACTCACGGCCAGCGAAGTTAGGGTAGATAACACGAACGTTTTCTAATGTGATTTGTGATTGATTTGCCATTTTATTTCTCCTTTTCTAGCAAATAGTGTGTTAAACGTCAAGGAGAGGTGTATATAATAGTAGAAAATATACTATAATATTGATGGAAAACAAAACTCTCCATCTCTCTCCTTCTATTAAGAGCTTTGTAATAAGTTACATATTTATTATACTAATATTATAGGAAATATTACGCATCTATAACAAAATTTATAAAGGCTAGGATTACAAGTGCAACATATCCTATAGCAACCGCGCCCGCTCCAATATAAATAAAGAATTCTGGTAGTTTACTTTGAATAATTATAGCATAAACTACACCGTAAGTGGTTATTGCTGCAAGTGTCAACAACGCTGTGATAAATAACCAACTAGCAAGATTATTAATGAAATGCGTTTTCGGCATTCTTTTCATTTATTTATCATACCTCCCTAAAATACTATCAGCCAACAGACGTAAATCTTTAATAGTCATAACGTCGTCTTCATCTTCAAGTTCAACATCATAGATAGAAGAATCATAAGGTCTTTGTGGTTCTTCCAACGGGCCGTGAATTTCTTCAATCTTTGCGATTTTATCTAAGAATTCTTGCCTCATTGTTATTTCACCTTCTTTCTATATACATCTTTACCCGCCATATAGAAGCTATAGAAAATAAAGGCGCCGATACCTAATACAAGGTTTGACATAAGGACACCAAAGATACCAACTTGCGGTACTAAGCTCATTAGCCAAGAGGCGAAGAGATATGTAATAAAGGTAAATAAGGTCACCGCGGCTAGTAGGATAAACATAGAAACATAGAAAATAGCTTTACTGGTCTTTTTCTTCATTTAATTTCTCCTTTAGTTTTAGTAAGGCTTTATTAAGATGGTAAACGTTACGGTTATATACATCCACAGCTTCTAGAATAACCTCATGATCAAACTCAAGACTGCTAATCTTCAAGATATCTTCGAAACATTGGGACATCTCATCATAACGCATCACTTCCTTTTCCCTGAACTTCTTTAGAAACGCCTTATAATCTTTATTAGACATTCCTGTCATCTCACGCACAACGAACTTAGTATTACGGGCGATGTTACGACTACGATGTTTTTCTTCTAGGAAATTGTCTGCAAGTTCTGTAAGTAATTTATCAGTACGATCTTGTGCCCAATTCGTCATATACCGAATAGAATTCTTATCAGAGCGACCGAATGAGAACCCTTTAAAGTTGCTACGAAGTTTCGTAACGCTTCCATGCGCTTTATTATAAATACCATCGATGTTTGTAATATCATCAGGAGATGAATAATAATATTCAACAGCGCCTTTAAGTCCAATACTAAAATGGTGTGCGCCGGTAAACCAACCGTAACTCTTCCCGAGTCGATCTAGCACTCGACGATCCCCTTCTTGCAGATAACGTGTCTCGGTTGGTCTAGCGATAAAGACTCTATTCTTTGTCCAGATATAGAATAAGTCATATGGATCCTTAATCACCTCAATCCTAATTGGGTTTTGGATAACCATATTAACCCATAGTAGCATAAAGAGAATAATAACTTCTTCATGTTTAATATGGTCGATATTTGCATCCTCATCAAACACATTAGATAGATCGACCTTAAGTCGTTTAAGAGACTCCCGCAGCCATTCGCGATTTGGGAAGAGGAAGTCTTCTGGGTTCTTTTCATAATGCTCGCACATCTTTTCGTAGTAGTCCAGCGCAACGTCCGCATCGAGTATTTCATGAACCCGCTCATCTTTAACAAGCTGACACAACATCGTTTGTATCTTAATTTTTATAGTTAACTTCTGAGATGCATCCAAAAGATTAAATAAATTTTCGTACATTATTTTACCTCCGTTAAATTATACTCAACAATAATAGCAGCACGAGTGTCTGTTACATAATCTCCAAACTTACCTTCATGGTCGATAATATAGATTTCACATTCCTCATCCATATTCTTCTCCATAAGGAAGTTATCAATATCATAGTTATAGATGATATTCTCCTCTTCATCAAGTTGGACGATAAGAAGTTTATTATTAACCCATCTACGATATAGGTCGATAGGCTTGAGATTATAATCGTTATAAGGTAGAATATTAATAAGCTCCGTGAAGACCATAGCAATCTCCGCGCTCATATCCTCAGGATAGAATACCTCCAAATAACGCTCGATATACAGCGCCTTAATTAATGGTTCGAAACGGTAGTAGATATGCGAGATATCCGCGCTAGACCATTTCAACAAGTCATGAACCTGGTTGAACTCCTTGGAATAAGCTAGATAGATAGTCTTGGTCTTAACAATGGTGTTTTTGTCCACCTTGATAGCCGGGATAGGTATGACCTCCGCTTCAAGGAACCTCTGATCTCGACCACTACCAAAGATGTCATCATATAGCATAGCGATAGCAGTGATATACGAAACTAGCATAACCAGACCCATGAAGACCGCTGGATATATCAAGAATATCCATTTAAACGCCACCACGAATAAGAGTAGCGCAGGGATGCCAATTACTGTAGTAGCCAGTCCAACTAGAAATAAGAACTGTAGAGCCTTAGATGATTTTAGCATACTTGTAATCCTCCAATCCTTCTAACACATAACCCTCAGTAAACCATTTAAGGGAGTCTAGAGCGATAGGCTCCAGGCCATGCTTGACACGGATTTCATTAATCTTGATACGAATAGCGCGTTCATGGTAGCGGTGGCTAGTCACTTGGTCAGCCAGGCTAGACTTATCCCAAATAGGGTTACCTTTGATATCGATAGCACCACGCTTCATCATATGTACACCAATGGCCTTCCATAGACGGCGAACATAGTCCCGTGGTGAATAAGGCACTTTGAATACGCGTCCTTCCGAATTAACGTTTGTCATTTATTTGTCCTCCTGTTATCCTTCGATTTTGATACATTTACGAAGTTGCTTATTTTTTATCAGCTCGGCAAAATATGAAACTGCTATACCCGCAATTTCGGCAGTACTCTTATTTTTAGTCATACTTAGGTAATTCCTTTCCAGTAGACAAACAAACAGAACGTTATTAATTTTATAATCACTAATAACACTCATGATAAGAGATATTCTTTCAAGTAAATAATTTTGACTGTCTTCAAACAACAAAGAATGCGGCGCTTTATAGAATTCCTTCCATTCTTTATTTGAAATACCCAACATAGATTTAGCCAACATTTTAGTATTATACATCCTAGACCGACGATTAACAAGATCTATACCTAATATTTTACGGGCACTTTCTATTTTATTAAGAAACGAAAGCCAGGTTGGTTTCTGTATGCCGAGTTCGCAATCTGGTATGAATATAAAATTACCGAGTAGTGGTGTTTTAGTTTCTTCATGGACAAAATATAGAAAAATAGATTGACCGTCGGAGTAGTTATTAAAAATGTCGTTAGTTAAACCGCCAAATATCGGGTTCTTCTTTTTTGTATGAAGAAGTAGACGATCCTTATTCCATAAATCAAACACCTCTTGGAATGGAATAGAGATGATGTCCGCGATTTCCTGGAATATTTTACAAACAGCGGTCTTATCTGTGACTTTATAATTAACCCCACGCTCTTTGTATAAAGAAAAACAAAGATAGTTTAACCTCTTTATGTGTTTTAGTTTATCTTCTTCAACCAACTTGTCGTAATAAACTGCGATAGTTGTTACAGGTTCACTAGTCGCGTAATTAATAATATCATTTCTCATTTTATAATCCTCCTATTTAACTTTCTTTAGTTTTCCTTCCGCAGACAGATGTTCGATAATATATACCATATACTCTAAGATTGTGTTATGTCCCGCCTTATGATATGGTTGTCCCAAAACTTCGATCGTCTTTTTATACCTATGGATGTAACCAAATAGTCTATATAATATCGTTTCGTCGAATTTATAAGGTGTAATATCATTCAAATTACCGAAGAGATACTTAGCTTTATCCTGTTCGTTTTGTCTATAAGATTGAGGTGTACAATAGGAAGGTCTTGTAATTTCAAACAAATACTGCTTATACTCTTTATTGGTAACACCTGAAACAGCTCTTATAATGGCTTTGGTGTTGTGCTCGATGCTATAATCCCTAGGTGCCATATGGTTGTTTTCAAGCGATGGTTTAAACCATAGAGTATCGATATATGTTTCAAGACCCCATCTATGTAAAGGACTACCCGCATAACATTTATTTATGATGTTAAAACATGTAATTTCTCCATATTGGTTCTCCCGGAAAATATAGAGAAATCTGTAATATGTCATATGATTCTCACATTTCTTCATAAGCCGTTTCCGAGCCGCTACCAAATCTGGAGTCTCCTTATATGGCCAAAAGATAACGTTATCGTTATACCAGACTTCAAAGAACTCTTTAGGGTATTCGCCTGCTAGTTTGCCCATTTCAGAAAAGAAGTGCGGAAAATGCCCGCAAATAGCGACCGTCTCATCTTTAAATTTACCCATGGCAAAAACAGCCGGCATGTCTGTCTTACGATACTTCTTAAAAGAGTACAATATCTTACATAATGTTTGATACTGATCTACAGTTAGTTGCGGTATTGCCCAATCTAGGAAATCTTTATAGTTTTCTGTCATTTTTATTACCTCCTGATTTAAAATAAATACGCAGCCGGCATTTCTAAATACCAGCCTTTAGTCTTATCCTTTTTAATTTTCACATTATCTTTCAAGTCCTTATACTCAATACACCAGTCAATTGAACCATCTTTCTCTACTTTACATCCTGGATTATGATGCCGATATAGATCAACATAATCTCGCACATTGATATAGTCACATGTTCTACAATATGAAACTACGCTATTTAATAACTTCTCGGCTTTCTTTTTGTCCGTAGAATAGAGTTTTGGAAAGTCTGTATATAAATCTTCTTCCATCTTTACCACTCCTTAAATTGATCAATATAATAATCCGAACCGTTGGGTGCATCAGGGCCGAAGTATATGAAATACCCAGAACCTTTGTTGTCGATTGTAATACGACGTAGGGTATTATCTTCAAAAGGTCTGTCTGATACATACCATCGTAGCCCATTCTCTTCCCTAGCGACTTGCATAACGGCATGATTACTTGTCATCTTCTGCCCAAGTAGTGTATTACCTTTATGCTCTCCAATAATAAAGGTCTCCACGTCGGGATATGAACAGAATACATATAAATGATTGGAACCAAATATGGACTTTATATTATTCCAACAATCATTAAACTGACGGTCGAAGCAGTCTTTTTTATGCGCCCATTTATTAGGTACGCGTCCAAGCATGGCGGATGTTGTTGTATAAATATCAAAGAAAGTCTTATGTTGTTCCGCACACAAACGCTTCAACTCAAAATAAGCTGTGGATGATATACCTGTATCTTCCCGCTTCATCATCCCATCGCTAACAAATAACTCCATCACTTGTCCTCCTTCTATACATAAACGTCCCATTTCTCCTTATGCGGGAGTTTGATAGTCTTATAAATAATACCTTCTATATGATCAAAATACTCTTTAACCGCATCAATATAAGACGTAGTAAAGGCTGCTGAGCTAATGAGGTAGTTTACTCTCTTAACATCATCGATAGGATATAGTAGGAATAACCCTTTTATAATACCACGTAGTTCCATTATACACCTCCTAGTATAATATAAAAGTTAAAAAAAAAGAAAGAGGAATGTATCCTCTTAGGCAATCTGCAACAATTGACTTGTTAGCTCAGTAAGCATATCTTGTTTCTCGTCTCCGAGTTTAGAATATACTTGACCACTAAACGAATTCAATTCTTGTTCTTCCTCATTGGTCATTCCAATTTCTGATTTCAATTCTTCACCATAATAAATGACTTTCAGGAATTGTGATTTTTCTGGTTGCTCAACAAATGCTTCCATATTATCGTATTCTTGATGGAATAGACTCTCCGCTTTTTCTGTCCAAGACTCTTTATATTGGTCTTTCAGAATAGCCATAGTTTCGTATTTCATAAGCATAGCAATCTTATAAAAAATTGATACAGCCTCCACATTAATCATTTCTCCTTTGTATTCAAAATTCATCATAATGTTTACCTCTCTTTCTACTTAGAGGTATGTAAATATTTTAAACTCCAGGGCCGTGCCAGTATTCCCAACGTTCTTTATCTGTACGTCGAGGTTGGGCTTTGGCACTAGGGTTATTGAAGTTGTAGCCATACTCTTCAGGCTTGATCCTACCTTGTTTAACTAGGTCTGATACCCTACGGTTTATTGTAGCTCGAGATATACCCATAGAGACAGCAATGGTGCGATTTGACCAGCCCGCCTCTTTATATAGGATAATATCTTCATCGCTAACATATTTCCTAGGCCTACCAGGCGGTCTAACAGAGGATAAAGCCCGGACAATATCTAGACCGTTTTCAAACATAGGCTAGTCCTCCGCCGTATACCCTTCCGTATATGAATAGATGCGGACTTGAACATAACCATCTCTCAGGCCATGGTATAAGGCATTATAATAAGGTAGTTCGTTACAATATTCCCTAAACCACATACGGAAAACAGGAACTTTATCTGTTGTTAATGTGAACATTAAAGATTTTGGCAGATCCCAGTTGTCTAAAAGTAGGGTATTTTCCAAGATAACCTCGGGGTGAGCTTCTTTTAAGTCGAGGATGATTTGTTTCAGGTTGGCTCCATCTGGGCTCAAGTTAGCCCATTCACTAATAGGAGGCTGAGTAGGTTTAGTTTTAACCAATTTTTCCTCCTCAAGCCAAACCGCTGTCATAAGCGCATAGTTAGACAAATCCTTAAGTGTATCAACTAAAGACTCGTCCGATACCTTCTGTTTAGAACCTGGCTTAGTGAGACTATTTAACCGCCCCATCTTATCTTCCATCCGGACAATAGCCGCAATGATGCCGTATTTTTCCAACGATTCTTCAAAAGAGTTTCCGTAGTCAGCATTTTTCTTTTCAAAAATAGCAAGAAGCTCGTCATGAGCCTTTAACATATTAGTTGGATTTACTTTCATTCGTTTTCTCCTCGTGATATACATTATTAGCAAGTGGTGCTATAGTTACAGCTTCAAGAAATGCTTGTAGATATATCTTCTTAAGTTTTGATGGGCGGAGTGATTTAAATTTCTCAGCTTTCTTCTTCCAGAATATACCTAGAGGATTATCGTCCGGTTTCTTGCTAGCGAAGATTTCCATCTGTTTAATACTTTGGTTAATTAAAACCGCTTTATTATTCTTTCCACGTTTCATTATTTATCACCTTTCTTCTTTTTCATTCCAGCCATACCTAAGGCAAGCACTCCAATTACAATACCGCCAACAGCAAGATATGATGTTTCGTTGGTACCAGTAGCAGGGAGAGTAGGTTGACCAAGAGGTTGTTGTTTAGCTGGTTTTGTGGGTTCTTCTTTGATTTCCGCTTCAGCTTTTGGTTTATCTTCCTTAATTGTAGGTACTTCAGGAATAACCAACTCAGGTAACTCCAATACAGGTGCGGGAGGCATCAATGGGATATCAGCCAAGTCGATAGATGGTTTGTCGTATACCGGTGGATCATTTGGAACTACACCGCCGTTGAATTCCGGCTTATCATACTTAGGTGCATCATTTGGCTTATCCCATTTTGGACGTGATTTACCAACAGCACGACCATTACCATCATACAATTTAGTTTCAGCATTATGGGATACAAATCCACCATTCCAGCTAGCGGTGAATAAGTTAGTTGGGTTATATTGAACTGGCGTACGTAGACGAGTCTTATATTCAACCATCAAGATTTTGTTTTCAATCTTATCAATATGGGTTGTGAAGCCATTCTTATTGAATTTAGTGTTCGCCAAAGCTTGTGTAGCAGGAGAGTCGTAAATCCAAGGATCCACATCCTTAACGTAGCTGTAAATAAGGCTACCTTCAACATAATCCTGATCGTCAGACCAAGTGTCGGCGATATTAACATCTTCCATAGTTTGACGCTTATAATTCAAGCGAGCAACCCAGTGGATAAGGTTCTGGTCAGCACGGTCTTGGTAACCGTATTTATAAAGCTCCTCGTTAGGGTTGATAGTACCCTTAGAGCCGGCCTTAAGCTCAACAATAGTTCCGTTGAAGTTGATATTACGCTTAGTATTTTCCTGCACGATTTCACGGTTGATTTGGGTATGGAAGTTCAGGCTGATAGATTTGTCCAGCGGATGGTCTTGGAAATAATTATTGAACGTTGTAGTTACAGTACGTTCGTTAGCTTGCACATCAGCAGTACCAACTTCAGTTTCTCCGGTCTCGTTGTAGACTGGGAAGTTATAGCTTGTTTCCAAGTTAAGTTCTTCCGGAATATTGAAGGTCATTTTATCACCTTCGTTGATTGGGACTTCATCAGGAATATCGGTCTTGATATTAACTTCAACATCAGACCAAATTGAGTCTTCTTCTTTCTTAGTTACAGTGACTTCTGGGTCAGTGGCAACTAGCTCAGTAGAGCCTTCAGCTTTAGTTACATCCGCAAATACAGACTCGGTAATAACAGCAGTTCCGAAAAGAGCGATACCCATAGCAGCAATTTTAAGTGTAGTTTGTTTTTTCATTTTAGTTCTCCTTTAAATATATAGCAGTCTCGTTTATATCGGTCATTTCAATTTGCGACATAAACCAAACAAAAAAGAAAAGCCGAGTAATTTACTCAGCCTTCTTAGCTTTAGAAAATAGATCTTTCAATTTGGATTGAAGACCACTTCCGTTAAATACGTCATATGCTAGTGTTGCCGCAACGACAGCAAAAGCTCCAGCCGTAATTTTAGAAAATAGTTTTTCCATATTAATTTACCTCTCTTTCTATATAGAGGACTGTACTTTTTTGCCCTTAGGCTTCTTATTCTTATACCATTGTGCACCAGGTTGGTCTTCTTCAAGAGGCGACGCCAATCCTAGTTCGCTAAGGACGGTATATTGGATTTGGTTACGTCTAACCGACCGATATTCCTTAGGCACGAACATACGCAAGTCCTCTTCTTTGAAATGAGATATGATAATATCCCGTTCGTCATCATACAAGACGGTAATCTTTAGCATGCAGGGGTTCTCAGCAATCCAATCGATAAACTGCGAACAGGTCATGTCATAAATACGGCCAGAGTTCAAATCCCGTTTAGCCTGAGGTGAACATTTAGACATATATTTAGTATATGATGAGTTTGGTGATTTACAGATTTCCTTGATGTTGTAATCGAAATATCGCACAATCTTCGCCGCCAAGTCACGAGGTAATTTAGGTGTGTATTCGCCACCACCCATTCGAGTTTTCTTATAGGTAGACAGTATCTTGTATTTAACACCGTACCTCTCAAAGAAATCAACCGCCTTAAACATAACTCGGTTTGGGCTCTGTACAGTTGAGTCTATTAAATATAACATCTCCTAGTCCTCCTAAACCGGCATATTCCAACCTAAGACGCCACGGATACCTTGTTCACGCATAGTAACTAAAATACCATTTAGTTCTTCAAGGTCTATGAATGGTGTCATTAGGATATTGGAAGAGAGAGGAGGATTGTAATAGATGATGTTATTATCAAGTAGGGTAATACGAACATTAGTTTTAGCGTTCGTAATACTACCCATAACTTCCTGCTGGTCTTCAGGGATTACAAGGATTTCAACACGAGGTTCAAATAATTCAGCATCCTTAAATCCGCTGACAGTAGTAACAAACCCCATTGGCCTGGGCTCGTCTTCTACTTTGTCTTTTGAAAACCATTCTTTGATTTTCTTAAACATCTTTACTCCTTTGCATAATTGGCGAATTTAGTTCCGCCGAAAATAATATCACCATCACCAACCGCATAGACATCTTTAACCGCGTCTTTAACAAGTTTGTGATAGTAAGTCATGTCAATATCTTCGAAGCCTTTATATTGAGTAGCCAGTTCCCACTTATAACCAGAAGTACCTGTTACAGACACCCTCTTGTCGACAATAGTATCAGGGAAACCGTTATCAATAATTTGTTTAACTTCGTAAATATCAAGACCGAGTTCATTAGCAATCTTCTGCTTCTTAGCTTCTTCTAACTCATAAGCGTTAAGTCCCTCCGACTCACGTTTAAGCAAGTAGTTCGGTTTAATCCATCGCGATTGGATCATCTGAGCTACGTTACTTGGTTGAGTTCTGGAGATTTCACGACCTGTTACAGAAGCATAAATTTGAGCATTCTTACCAACATATTGATCATCAAGATAAATAGCGGTCTTAACTTCCTTAGTAATAAAGAAGTCTTTTTCATCAACTTCTTCTTGACTCAACAAGGTCTTGTAGACATATGGGTTAGTCTTCTTACCAAATTGTGCACCAATAGCTTCCCATTCGCCTTTCTCTTTTTCAGGCCAACCGATTTCCGCAATAACAGTTGCCCGATTGAGTAAGGCCATACGAGAATATGTATGCTCATGTTCAAACTCGTATTTGAAATCATTAGCGCGTTTCATACAGTAATCAATAATCTTCTTATCGCCGTTGATAATTTTAATCGAGTCTGTCTTAATATGTGCTACTTGATATCCGAGTTCTTGAACTTCCTTCTTAAGCATAATCATAAACAAAGCACCACGTTTTGCGATACAGTTATCGACATTACGAGGGTCCTTGAATTTATTAGGCCATGGTGCAGAGGTCATACCATATACGATATTGATAATAATCTTAAGCGCATGAGCAAGCCCTTTGACAGAACCGCCTTCCAAATATGGACGTAGCTTGTCCGCAAGCTCAGGGTCTACCTCATCAAATGCATGAGAGGCTGCTTCGATATTACCGTGTTTGATATTCATACGACACTCAACAAGCGCCGCAAACTTAGGTGTATATTCACCAAAGTAATTCATGGCAATCAAGCTATGTGGGTGCATAGAGGCAATATCCAATACGATAACATTCTGATATACGCCAGGTTCTGCATGAACATAACCGCCTTCGGATGGATCTTCACCAAGATATTCAGACTTCTTCTTGAACTTATCAAAAGTATATCCTGGGAACTCTTCAGCAAGATCATACCAGTTGAACTTGTCTTGAGGATTTGGGTCATCGCCAAATAAGAATTTCTCAGCTTGAGTTTGAGTCTTAACGTTAGGCGAGAGGTTGTTGATTTCAGCCAATACCTTACGTGCGTTCCAAGCGTCTTGTCCATCTTTGGATTTGAACAGCTCCTCTTCTGATGTTACGTCATTAAGCATATATGCCGCACAACGACCCCAGGCATGTTCTGGCAATGGCTTAGTCCAATCGTATTCAAACTCATCATGACGAAGTCCTAGCTTAATCTGCCATTTCTTCAATGACATCTTAGTATCCAGGAACTCGTAAATATCGGCATAAGAGATATCATTAGCGGCCCAGATTTTAGCACGCTTATCTCTCTTATCGATGATGCCTTGAGAACGCTTATAGCATTCCATTTCATCATCACCCTGCATACGACCATAAGCAATATGATTATCATAGCCTAAGTTGTTGAAGCCAACCATAGGATATGTATCAAATAAATGACGTACACGAGTAGGTGCTGGGTTGATTTCAATACCGATTTCTTTCTCATGGGTCGTCCACCACTCATTAACCAAGATGGTCTCAATCTCAGTTAAGCTGGTACAATCTTCGAGACCTTTATAGATTGTTTCTGGAACTTCCAATCCGTATTTCTTCCAACCTAACATATATAGATTAGAGAATACTTCCGAGTCAAAGAATACGATATCTTCATCAGGTAGAATGAGACTTTCAGAATAAGATTCGCTCTCATCTTCCGGTACTCTATAAAAATGCATCTCAGAAACCATCTTCAAACATTGTTGTGCTTGATTGGTTGACTTGAGTGCAAATCTTAATACTTCTTGTTGTTTATGTCGCAAATCATAAATAACACCAGCATCATATGCATCGTCTAGCACCTTTGCTATAAACGATACCTCAGGCGCCGTTGCCCCATGGTGTTCTTTGCGGAGACATGCATCAATGAAATCAAGAAGTTTTTTCTCTGTCCACATAATGTGTTCAACGTCTTTATACATTGACTTCTTCTCCTCCTTGAGTGGTAGTCCGCTTGAAATATGGGCAACCGGTAGGTCATTGGCAGATATAAGTTTTCTGCGTAGCGATGACCCTCCGTTGAATACCTTAATTTCAACGTCATCAGAAATACGCGTAGCTAGCTTAGTAGGGTTGCCATCATACCAATAATGCAGATGGACGCCACCGCCAGACTTAGATACTTCTGTATAGGTTGGAGGATATGCAGACGCCAGTTCGAGGTTCTTGGCGAGGTCTTTCTCACCGTTCTCGTTCTTAGCATCAAAGTCAATTATAATATGTTCGGTTGGAACACGGACAAAGTGTAGTTTAGTGGGGTCAATCTCTTTTAACGTCGTTGTTACTGAGTCCCACTTCTTCAGAGGGTTTCCATCCTTGTTAGTATACTGAGCGGGCCAGTCACGTCCTTCAAGGTCAAACCTAGATGTAGCTCGACCCATAGTCAAATCAATCTTAGGCTTGTCGCTGGACTTTGGCGCTGACTTAGTTTCAGGAAATGCCTCTTCATACTTGAAACCTCTATACCAATCGCGTTTACGGTTGCCTTCACCGTCTTTAGTGTCTTTGGTATATGTTTCGAAAAATCGCTGTAAGCCTAATCGCAGACGGTTCTTATACCCGTTTGTATCCCAGCCTCTGTCTTCAAGCATACCTTTATAAAGCAGTTCTACTTCAGATAAGGTTGGATCGTTCTGCATCATCAATACATTCTCACGGACAAACTCAAATATAGAGTCTCCGTATTCCAGCATCTCAACATCAATATCGTTAGCGTAGTGGAATGCGCCTAAACGAGAAAATGTATCAATGGATTTCTGAGCAATTCCGGCAAGCTCAAACTGAATATTATTCATCAGTTCCTTATACCTTGGGCCTGCAATAAGATGACCTGTTGGTACCGCCTTAAGTAGACGTCTGACAATACCAGAGTCTGAGTCACGGAATTGCGCACGCTGGTTCGATGCAGTGATGATGAGACCTTTAAACGTTACGGGATATGGTCTTTGATATAGCTTACGTACAAATACTTCTTCATGAGATGTAATCTTAAGCAATGGGGTATCGTTCTTAATTCGACTCAAGTCTGTATCCGAGTCAATCAACAAAGGCAACTCTTGTAGAGTTCCTGTTGCATACTCAGAACCACTTGTTAGTTGCTTCAAGTCAATACCACCAATATATTGCCCAAGCAACATCTCAATGATTTTAATTATTGTTCCTTTACCGGTTCCCGCTGGGCCATATAAGAATAAGAATTTCTCAATATTAACAATCTCTCCTGTAAATAAGGCACCTAGACACCACAAGATTTTATCAAGTTGGTCTGATGCATATAATATAGAAGAAAGTTCGTCAAATGCAGGAGTTGGTTGAGGCGTTGGTGTATAAGGTAGTTGGAAAGTAGAATAATCTTCCCGTTTAACATTATGGTTTTGGAATAAGATTTTACTGTTAAATACCTGCAGAGACTCGGGTGCGTCTTCACAATACTTGACAAAATTACGCATAAGTCCTGAGCCTGCGTTTTGCATGAATTTAACAGATACTTTCTCATACCCCTTAGCTTTCAACTCATGGAATTTATGGGAGATATATTGGTCTACAATACGAACAACATCGTTCTTTTCCATTGACCAATTCTCACCAGTCCACATGGCATAAAAGCTACCACCTTTTACAACAATATCCTTAACGTCTCCTCCTTGGTTATCTAGATATGTGAAATCAGCGGAAATAACGGCATCGGCTTTACGATTTGGGCCAGACAATTCCTCAACTGTAATGTTAAAGAAATCTGGTTTTCTGTCCGTCATATAATTCTCCTCTAATATCCTATCCAAACAACTTTCGACATATCAATCATTTTCATATTCAAGCCTGAGCGGTATGTTGGTGACTTTCTATCGTATTCAAAAACGAATACGGTGTTGTTAAGAAACGCCTCCTTGAAAGCCTTGTATTGCTCAGCAGGGATAACCTCTTTAACATAGTCGTCACCAGTAAAGGAATATGTTACTTCAATATACTCCTTTTCCATACAGCACCGCCTTAGAATTCGTCGTCATCGTCGAAGCCGTTTTGTGCTTTCCATTCTTCTTCAAATGTTGAAGCGCGGCCAATGAATTCGTTGTATTCGGTAAACAGGCGGATTTCGTGTCCAGTAAGTTCAGCAACACCTGAGTCTACCACACGACCGAACATACCAAGCTTCTTCATACCGTTTCCGATATTTTGAACGTTACGGTGTTCCATAACCTTAGATATTACGAGAAGTTGTTGTTCGATGTTTTCGCAGTCAAGGATACCAGACTCGTGCATCATATAAGTGATAAATGCAAGCGGGGTTCCTGCTTCAGTATCACCTACAAATTTCTGAGCGAATTCGTACAGGATTTCACCAAAGGATACTGGGAATTGTGTGGTTGAGTAATATGCGTCTGGGCCGAAGAAATCTTCACGACGTTCGTAAACTTCCTCAAAAATATTGTTGTCAAACGCATTGTATGGTTGTACAACTTTAGTGTCGTTCACTTCAAGCAGTTGTGAGAAGCGGTCAATAATTGCATCAAGGTTAGATGTAGTAACAAGGATACCTAAATTATACCGGTTGGAAGTATCGTTTGCTACAGTAGGGCCATCATCGTAAAGCTCGCTAATCATTACGGCTTTGTATTGTTCCCAGGCCGCTACGCTGTTAGGGTCTGTGTCATGTCGCATGGATTGTCCTTTATTTCCTTTCAATTCTTTAGCTGATTCGATGATGAAATACGGGATATCAGCTTCTCCTGTATTAAAATATTCGTTTTCTTGCCAGACATTATGATGGACAACCTCTTCTTCGGCTGTTTGTTGAGCGCCTGCATGATAATCTTCTTCCTCACTGGGAGAGTGGATATCGGCAGCCTCTGGATTGTCTGTGAAAATATTGCGTTGTTGACGAGCACGCATTTCTTCAAGTTCGGCGTTCTCCTGAGCGATTTGTGCTTCTGCGATTGCCCAATTTTCGTCAATTGTGCCAGATGTTAGCTGGGACAGGTTTTCTTCCATAAGTTCTAGTTGGACGTCTTTATTGGCGATAATATCCTTAAGTTCGTCCTTTTCGCGTTCGGCTTCTTCTTTGATTTCAGCGATTTGCCGTTTCGCTTCCTTAACTAGTCTAAATACGAAGTAACCAAGTCCGGCCGTAGCTACAGCAGCAACCGCACCGAGAATTACTTTTTCCTTATTCATATTATTTCCTTTCAAGGATGGCTTGGATACAACTCTTAACCATATTCAGTTCTTCTTCAGTTAATTCTACACTCATTGTTGAGTCATAGTTATCCTCAACAGCGACTGAGAATTTGTCATTGTCCTCATCATAATTAAGAACAACCTTTTCTTGACTTTGTAATCCAATTGTGATACCACTCATAATATACCTCCTGAGGATATAGTGGAAGACCGGGAATCTCGAAGTTGTCCGGCCTAGTCCTTTACTCTCTATATCCTAAATAAGATTAAGCTTCTTCTACAGCAGGTACGACTACTACAGGCTCGTAGAGTTTTTCCCATGTGGATTTGACAGCCTCAGCGATATCTTCAGCGGAATGGTCGTCAGTAATCTTAGGGGTGTAGTGTGATTTAGCGTGCATATGTACGTCATCATAGGTCACCCAGCGAGTTTCCATATGGTCTGGTAGCAGCATATCAAGAGCGTTAGAAGTAATGCGTTCAACATCAACTTCAGCTTTTTCAAGACGGTCTTCTAGCTTGGATACGAGTGTATTTTTACCTTCAACAACGTCATCATAAGATTTGATTAATTCATCGGCGTACTTCTTGTGGTTACGGTATCCAGATTTAAATCCATAACAATATCCACCAATAACAGCTACAGACAAGAGTCCTACACCAATCCAAACAGATTTCTTAACCTTACGTTTGGGTTTCTTTTCAACCACGATTTCAGGCTCAACTTCTTCAAGCCCAGCTTCCATGCCGTCAAACAAGTCAATTTGAGCAGAGACTTTTTCTTGTTCAGGAGCATAAGCGCCAGTTTGGTTCTTGTAGTCCTTGTAGTTTTTAACTAAAGAATAGCCGACATATCCGAGATTAATAATCCCGAAAATGCCAGCGCCAATTTTGATGATATCAGATGTTTTCATGTTTGTTCTCCTTTTAGATAAAGTAGTCAGAAATATCACTAGCATAGTCAACACTTGATGTGATATCGCGGACAGGTTCAAATTCGACTACAGGTACAGGATATGCGTATCCATTTTCGTCACGCACCATAACCACATGCGTATCAAGTGCGAATAAGTCATGATCAGTCCAGCCAAGCTCAGAGCCAGCACGACGTTGTGGACGAGTGAGGGGGATTTTCAATGCGTCATAAACAGTTGTCAAAGTCAGGAAGCCTTGACGACGAAGCTTTTCAGATAAAGCGTTGTCAATAGACGCGATAAACATTTGATTGTAGTTCAGGTCATCTTTAGCGAATTCCGCGGATTTGTTGAATAGCGCATATTCCATCCATTGGCATTCGTCAGCAGTTACAGTGGTAACCTTCTTAGGATTTTCCTTACCTTCTTCTTCAGGGCTAGCTAGGGTTTCTTGGCGCTCACCGATAAATTGCGCATTAGGATCATCAGGATATTGTTCCCGAATTTGCTTACGCAGACGATGGTTAGCCTGAGTAGCTGTAGCAAGTGCAGAAGCAAGCAATGCGTTACGTCCGGTCAAGACATGGTATGAGCGAAGGATAGCAGCTGTAGATAAAGCACCAGCGGTAATAGCAGGGGCGAGCGCTCTGGTTGTGCGTAGGATTGTGTCACCAATCGGTACAGGCATATCGTTTTCACGCAGATATTCAACATCTTCAACAATTGTGTTGATCTTGTCTTTCGCCTTATATGCAAGGACAGCGGTAACGCCGAAACCAACAAGCCCAGCAGCAACCATAATCAGCGGTTCTTTCTTCTTGTAATTAAACGCAAGAACTTCCATGTTTTCCTTAAATGTTTCCAAATTCCATTTAGCCATAATTTAAAAGACTCCTTTTTATTTAAATAACTTATCCATAATCCAGCATGCAACGCTGAATAAACCAATAACAAACGCAAACTTAATAATAATGTATGCGATAAACCCAAGTAGGGCAAAGAATAAAATAGTTAAAATCAGACTTAACATATCAGTCCTCCTTAGCCACCTTTTCAGTAGCTTCCAGAGCTTTATCCAAAGCTTTCTTTCCGTTTTCAACCATAAATGGTACTACACCGAAAGCGACGATTTTAACAGCATTAAGTAAAAATTTCTTGTTCATTATATTTTCTCCTTTTAATTAATGATAAATATGGTTTGTGTTTTTACGATTTACACGATTTTCACCATATACAATATCTGAAATACGATCGGCCATTTTATTTGCAATATAATCGCTGATATGCTTTTTAACAGAAGGTCTATTTAAAAACAATAAAAATAAAACCGATACGATAGTCCAAACAACACAAATAACCAACAAAATATTAATAATAACTTCCATGATAGACACCTTTTCTTAAATAACTTCTACAGGCGGCAAAGCAAGCGTGTATTTACCGCGGACAGGAATGATGCGGACGCTGTTGAGGTTTCTCCAACCATATGAGTTGTCCGTATAGTTTGTGCTAGGCTGACCAGCGTAATCGTAGTAGTCAGCAAGACGGGCATAGCCGTAGTTCATGATATCGCTATTAAGACTGTCTAAGACAACCTTAGCATCATTATGAGTGAACAGGTAGATTTCCTTAACCCGTCCAGGATTGTTTACAGGTTGCGGTTCAATAACGCTTGTTGGGTGATATGCGCTTGAGTAATTTGTGTAGGTACGGCTCCCTTGAACACCACTACTACGCATAGGGTTATTCCAACCAGGTGAGTTGTTATATCGACCACGGTCTTCACCATAAGCAGCCATGTTCACACCTGTTGTGATTGAGTTTACAACTGTATCCTTAATCGCAGGCACAATAACCTCACGACCAAGATATCCAAAAATAGCACGTACGCCATTAGGCCCAATAAGACCTTTAACCAATCGAGTCATCAGGCTTGGCTTGAGTGGTTCGGTAGAAGAGCTAACAAGAGCTTTCTTCGGTTGACGCTGAGCCACATCAACTTTTCCATCATTGGGTGTAGCTTCTTGAGGCTTAGCAACATTCGTAGCTTGAATGTCGTTGTAGTTAGTTTCGGTCATATGTTCTCCTTTTCAAAAAAAAA